ACTCCTTCTTCATCATCACCTTTCATGAACACTCTTTCTCCTGGCATAGGCCTAGCCATTACTGATTTTCCTTTCCGAGTGCATTACCTAGACGGATACCCAACAGCAATGATGCAATAAGATACGTCTGCGTATCACTGTCATATGCTTCAAACTCAGCAGGACTCGTAGGCAAACAAGCAATGATTTCATCCAATGCCTGAACTGCAACTGCTTTGTCCCACTTTTCATGCAAGGAATTAGGAGGACACAAACCCTCAAGTCCTTCCTCCTTAGACCAGACAACTGGATTGGGATCTTTCTTTTGAAACGAAACCCAATGCTTCCTAATCCGCTTAAAGATCTCAGGAAGCGGCGGCTTCTTATCTTTCGGACTAACTGCGTCCTTAATAAGACTTGTTAGATCTCTCAACTTTTCTTTCCTCTCTTTCATCTAGCCAACCAAAGACAAGGTAGGCAATAGCTACGACTCCATAAACCACACGAATCCAACTATGGTTGTGATAAGAAACAATCAAAAACCACAGAGCAAGTGTGTACCAGAGATGCTTCATTTAGTCCAATCCTTTCCTTCGCTGGAATAAGAACCCAGAACACAGAACGCTGCAAATACTCCGTAGACAATTCCTAGAACAAGACCAACTGAACCGTCCACTCCAAAACCGAATGCAGCGGAAAGATATGTACTTGCAACAGCAAGAAACATCCATGCATTACTGGGCTTCAATTACTCCATCTCCTTTCGGAACTTAATTCCCTCTTCCACTTCCCAGGAGTAAGCGGTAAAACAAGAGTTCCAGATTTCTCTGCTCCAAGGAAACTCCTTTGTTTCCCATTCAGGGAATTGCATAGTTTCCTTACCAAGGAAACCGTGACAAAAGCCTAGGGTTTTATACAACTCAATAGCAACCTCCGCAGTATCTTCAAGAGTTGTTGAGTTTTCAATCTTCTCTGACAATTCCAGAGTCCTATCGATCTTACCGAGAATATCGGTCATTTGCCCTTTCATAAAGCTTTTGCCAATCCTTAGAAAGCTTCTTCCATTCTTCTGAGTTGTGCTCCCACAACTGAGCCGCAATAAACCACATGAAAACAAGGACACCCAAAAGAACTGCTGCCCACTTCTCGCCAGAATAAGCCCAATAAATAATTAGACCTAGGGCAATGAGATGAACTGATTCCCAGATAATCTTTAGAAATCTTTTCATGACTTTTCCTCCTTCTCGATTTTGTCTGCAAGAGCGCGAAGTGCATCTCTCATCTCTTTGTACTCTTCCTTTCCCTTACCATCTTTACAGGGAAAGTCCACCTTGTTTTCGCAGCAGTAGATCAGAATGTCAAAAGCACTAGCGATAATTCGTAACTCTTCTGGAGTTGCAGGCTCAATTACAGATTCCTTACCCTTTACTACTGCTTTAATGAAGCTATTAATGTCGTCCATTAGTCCTCCTTATTTTCTCCTAGAATATCACTGACATTAAGATCATCAGGAAAATCAGCATTGAATTTGTCTGCGGCTACCTCTGCCATTGTGGAATTAAACGTAGTCTTAAATTGCTCCACGTCATCATCCCAATAAGCGGCAGGGCCTTCCTCCCACGCATCTGCAAGACGGCGCAGAATATCCGCAGGAGTACAGTCCATCGCAGACTCTCCTTCATTCATCTTCATAACAGGATTATCCTCATCCTGAATATGAGTGATAAGAGCAGAAGTCAAGACCAATGTTTGCAGGGCTTCCCGCAATCCATTAATCAATCCAACGCTCTCAGGATTGTCTTTTTCATTTGCATCATGCGTTGAAACGATCTTTGCAGCAAGGGCCATAGCCCCGTACAAACCGCTAAGTGGAATCGCATCCATTATTTCGTTCCCCTTCCAAGTTCGTGACCATCATCGAAGGCATGGTCAATGAGTTTTCCGGACTTCAAAAGCTCTCGGACATTTCCTACCCGCTCAATCTTCTTTTCTCTCATGAGATTAGTTAGCTTACGAATCTCTTCCTCATAAGCCATATTCTCATTCTTAGTTGTAATCCAACCGTCAGAAATCCAGAGCTTTTTCTTTTCCTTTCTCTTAGCGAGCCAATGCAGCGCAGGAATGTCCACTACATTAGCTCCACCCATTCCACGCTTTAGATCTGTGTTGTATCTTCCGTTCTCTGCAACGATACGGAGAATACCATCAGTTCTAAAGCCCGAGTAAATCGCAACAATAGATGCTGGACATTGTTTGATGATATCCAGAATCATCTCATTGCTCAATGACATTGAACCGCTTACATCAATAAGAACAGCGGCTCCAGCGCGGCGGCGACCCTTTCTAGAAAAGAGTTTCATATCAGTTGCATACCGATGCATTCTGACTGGAATAACTCCTTCGTCTGAGGGTGTCATCTTTACGCTGTCGGTCATCTTGAACTTAATTGCATGATCGAGTTTGGGATGCTCAATAGGCCTGAGCTTTCCTGGGTCAGAAAAATCATTCGGATACCTGAATGAAGTTACTTCGTTCTCAGGAATATGATCAAGACCCATATCTTTTGCTTCCTGCTTTTCCTCCTCAGTCAAATTGGAAATGCTTGTCTGCTCTGGGCTTTCAGGAGCAGGCTCCCAGGAATAAGTGATATTCCCATTCTGATCTCCTTCCTCACCCGGCTCTGCCCTGGGATCTCCGTCAGGCTCAGGCATTTCCATTTCTGGAGTTGCCTCTTCGATCATTTGACGCAATTCTTCTGCACATTGCATTGCGTCCTCAAAAGAAGTAATCTTCCCATTGCGTTCATCGGGATTAAAATACTTCTCTGCAAGTTTGTCAACGATTTCTACAGCCCTGTTATCAGACAATTCACGACAGGCCTTTTCTTCCGCTGTCCCTCTTGTCGCAAACAAGGCTTCCGCGTGTTTCATGGGATGCTGCATTTGTGGACTAGAGAAAGCCTCTTTTAGTCTTTCATCGTCAAAGATTCTTGCTCTTTTATTATTTGTTTCAATTCCACAAACACGAAGTCCCTGCCAGACACGGCAATCCTCAACAGATTGCAAGGTTGTGAATCCCATATCATCGGGACGGACGTAATCCCTAGGAGAAATCTTCACATGCATAGCTTCATGCGCTCTTGTGAGTTCTCCTGCCGGACTTTCCTCAAATGGAACTACGAACTCACGTTTATCAAAATCAACGTAAGCCCTGCTCACATCATTGGAATTTCTTACCTCCCAGTTCTCTCCGTCAAGCAGTTCAGGAATAGGCCTGGCGCGGTAAGTTCGTCTAAGGAATCCCATATTACACCATCCTTTTAATTACTTCACCTTCAAAGATATGAAGGATTTCTGTCTCTGTTTTTTCATCAATTATCTTGTAGTTGAATTGCCTGTTTTTCGAGAATTCGATAAACCAGTCTTCAGCTTCTTTTAGGTCTTCCCATTTATTTCCTTTTAACTTATCCTTTCCGCCTCCATACCAATCAAAGTTTGATTCTGGTTGACTGTTATGCCAACACTTTGTCATATAAGGAGGACCAGGGATTACAACTTCTACTTCTGGAAGATCTTCTACCCAGACTTCTTCTTCTAGGAAGAGATCGTAGTGCTCTAGAAAGAAACCTAGCCCCTGATGCTCCTCGTAATATCCATCTATTCCCTCGGCTGATACATACTTATCATTAAGCGAAGTAACACAAGCAGTTCCACTTTGGTCTAAATGAGGGCCTTTACCTTTGTATTTGAAAATATTTCCGACTTTAAAATCATTAACAGAAGTTTTCTTCACCCATTGGGTGGTTAGACTTTTCCCTTACCACCAGCCCTTGAAATCTTAATGGTGTTAAGCACAGTTTCTGCTCTTTCACCGAAGACAGCAAGCGCGGCTTCCTCCTCACCAACGATATCACGCAAAGATGCAAAGGCTTTCCAGCCACGAACGCTGACTGACCTTTCCGTATCCCTGCTGATTCCCTTCTTTGCTGCATTCCTCAGATCAGAGGGCAAAGACTTAATTGCCTCAGGATGAAGTTGGTCAATGTTAATCCGAACAGCAAACCTATCCCGCAATGCTTCCGGAAGATCGTCCGGGTGTCCGTTCATTGTTGCAATCACCCGAAAATCCTCATGTGGCATAACGGTTACAGGATCGCCATTCTCGTCCTTGTAAGGCAACGTGATTCTTGCGATACCAGGATCATCCAGAAGTGCATGGCAGAAAGTCAATGCATCACCAGATGCCTTGTCAATCTCATTCAAGACAAGACGAGCGCCCGACTTGAAAGCTGCAAGTGCAGGGCCATCCATCCAGTGAAACTCATGACCCTTCGGGATAAAGTGACCCCGCAACTCTGCGGCAGGAGTCTCTTCAGTCAAGGTAATGTTGTAAACCTTCGGCGTTTCTCCGCTGTGATCTTTCACGAAGTTTGCAGCCGTTGTCTTTCCAGTACCAGGAGGACCAAACAGCAACGTCAAACGTGAAACCGGAATGATCGTTTCTGTTAGCTCCCAAATGCTGAGCCGCTTCTTAAACTCTGCCATAGCTGAGTCCTCCGCTCCGAATTTCCAGACTGACTTCTGGAAGTGAAGGTTATTCCCCTCGCCAAAAGTTTTTCCAGTCGTGTCTTCTGGCTTACAAATTACGACGTAATCATTAACCTCGACTACCTCAAAGGTATGACCGAAGTAAGGCTCAACTTCCTTAGTTCGATACATTTCCTTTTCTACGTCGATGAGGGTAACACGATCTCCGGACTTGATTGTTTCCTTGACAAGCAATTCTCCACTTCCTTTCACGGCTGAGGGACAGGTTCGGCGATTATGGCCTTCGTTACCACAAAAACTACAAGTGTAAGACAACTTCTTCTCCTTTAACTCGAAACGATCTTCGTAAAACGAACTACTAATTTCTTCGACTCTTAGTAGAGGTTTTTTAAACCACTCGATATACCTTTCTACGGTATACGTCTTTCCCTTTTCAAGTTTTTCGTGAGAACAGTTTGCTACTACTTTGTCTCCTGGTTTGAACTTATAGACTCTAGGCACTTTTAATCAACCTGAACCTGGACTCAAGAAAATATCCGTCAAATCCTTTTCTTTTCAGAAGTTCTTGTCCGTTTTGTGTCATTATCTTTTCAACTTCATAGACACATGGAACATGAAGCTTTGTAAGTCTTTTTTCTGTTTGTACACAGATAACGATATCTCCGGGTTTGAATTTAGGCACTGGAGATTATCGTTAAAGAGTTTTTGTTATATCCGTTGAAACACTTTCTAGAGGAAGGATATTTAAAGGTTGGGTCAAGTGGGATTACCCAAACCCAATTACCCTTTGTTGGAATACTTCCGTCTGGTCTATTTCCTCCTATTTTGCAGACAACGAGTAACATATCGGTCTTTTTCCATCTAACAATGTCTCCTGCTTTAAGCAATGTGAACATACTCCTTATAAAAACCATTACAAGGAAGTCCTTCGAAGTCAAAAGCTCTTTCGGCTGGATCTAAAGGAGATACCCAGACGTAAGTTTGTTTGTAGTCTCTTTCTTTTACTGGTTTAATTCTTCCTATTCCCCAGACCACGCAAAGAGTTTGTTTGCTTCCCGGATGTTTAACGGTTACTAGATCTCCCTTTTTCATGAGAACGGAATTTCCTCTTCTACTTTTATAAGCTGATCTTCCTGAATTCCGATGAACCTAAAGCCAGAAGTATGATTGTCTTCCCATTCAGAATGAAGCGATGGATCTAGAGGCATTACCCAGATATAGGTATTACCATACTCATAATCTGAAATAGGATGATTTTCTCCTTCCGAAATTACAACAAGAGATCCATAGCCAGGATCTGCATGTTTGTAAGTAACAAGATCTCCTACTTTTAGATTACGCACTTTTAATCAACTCCAGGTTTTCTTCTAACCATCCTGCGGAATAATCCTTAATGTAGCTAGGAACTTCGGCAGGATCTAGTGGGTAGACCCAGTAATATGGCTTGCCCCATTGTTTTTCCTTTATTGGGTCCACTGTTGCAAATGCAAGAACTACCAATGGACCAGTTGGAAATGGTTCCTGAATAGACTTAACTAAATCTCCAGGTTTAAACAGCATTTTGAATCTGCGGGGGAGAGTATTGCTTATAACAAAGTTCCGTCTGGTCGATCTTGCGACCGATTGCCTTACCCCTTTCTCGGGCTTTCTGCCGCTCGACTTCTTCAAGTTCTTTTCGCATCTCGTTCAGCGCGGTCTTTGTCTCTGGATTAAGCACTGAAATCCACCACCTTAATTTCCTTGAAGGTTGTCAGAAGTTCTGACAGAATTGCCTTTTCGTTATCAGAAAAGGTACTGCGATCCAGAACGTGCAAAGCCTTGGCAATATCTCCTTCTGCCAAGGCATCGAATACTTCATTAAACGCTAGGTACTTCAGTTCTTTGTTAGGAGCTTCCCGAGTCTGCATAATTCCTCCCTAGTTTAAACATGAACAAAGAGAACTGTGCAAGTGCAATACCAACTGATTCTGCACTAACTTCTGAAGCATTGATTGCTTCTTCAATTAGGAAATTAATGCTTGCTGCATTCTCTTCCCAATATCGAAGCTCCGCAGGAGTTAGATCATTCACTACTACGAAAGGCTCAGCTTTAACCTCTCTAGGATTAACTCTTTCCAATTTTCTCACCTCCTACCGCCGCCGGATTGCGCTGTCGGGGTACACGCGCGCGTAACGCACAGGGTACCCGCTCCGGGCCACTATACAAAGGGAAGTTTTACCAATTTGCGGGAAATTCGTTCGCTTGTGCGGATTGTGGCGAGCGGCTTGTGATCTTTGCTACAATGGAGACATCCGTAACTCCTATATTTACGGATTGTCATCTCCTGTGTTGCCCTTTGGCAACGCGGTCGAGAGGAGGGGTCGGGATTACGGATAGCAGTTCACTTACGGCTAACTGCGTAGTAGCTATTGCACCCAATTCTTTTACACGGAGTTGCAATAAAACCATCATGCCAAGTCGTCCATTGTCTTAATCCACACTTTTCACAATAGACAATTTGAGCATCTGGATCGTCTTTATACTTCATGTATGAAGGCTTTGTCCATGCGAGAACAGAATGATTTCCTGACTGCATTGAAGTTGGGTCATACTGTGACGAAAGCATGCCAGATGGCAAGTGTTAGCCGTCGTAGAGTTTATTACTTCCGACAGGAATTCCCTGAGTTTGAAGAAGCTTGGGATGATGCTCTCGCTGCCTCTAAAGAGGAGCTGGAAGAACATCTGAGGTCTAGGGCTTTGGATAAGGATGACAGGTCTGGACATTTGCTTTTGATGTTTTTGCTTAAAAAGCTCGACCCAAGCTATCGAGATTCGTTTAAGACTGAGACTGCCAAGGAAATCGTGAAGACTCAGGAGTTTGAGTTCTCTGAGAAAGAGGTGGATCAGGCTCTGGAGATTCTGAAGGTTCGGAAGGCTGCTCAGGCTCAGCAGCAGACCGATAAGGCCACTGACCCTCCTGTTGACGCTGCTGAATGATCTTCTCAAGCTCATGCTCCATCGTATCCTGGCTCCACTGAGAAGACGCAACCCCCTCAGGAATCGTGTCCTTTACGCTTACCGATTGCGGAGGGGGAAGGGGGTCTTTAGTAGCTGTAGTAGTAGTGTATTGAGTATCGATACTTGATACAAGGCTATGCCTATACAGCGGTTTTCCGTAGTGCGTCTGTGTCTGGCGCTGTCCCTCCTGCCCCATCTCTCTAGAGCAGTAAGCGTACTTACCGTCAGTGGTTAAAAACCCATGACATTTATCCTTATACGCGGTCTTATACCTCCCACAGATGGGGCATTTATTCCGTGCTGTATAATTCTTAAGCAATGGGACTCCCTGGTGGAATTATTGGTGCGCTAGCTCAGCAGAGCGTAGGTCAAGGAGGCGGCGATAGCCGTGAGGCGGTAGCAGCGCTTGCAAGAGGTATCGCCGCTCTCCATTCATATCTAGACCTAGTTCAAGACCCTAAGAACAGAGCTACAGTAACCCAATGCCTTGCTCGACTTGAATCCATCAGAGGCGGTCATATGCCAGATCAGAGTCAAGGTCAAGGTGGGCCACCGGCCCAAGGTCAAAACCAAGGCTATTAATGAATAGCGGCAAGGCGTAGAGCCTCAGACAAAGAAGCTTCCAAAGCTTCATTCATCTTCTTTTGATCTTCGGCAATCTTCTCCAGCATTGCCACTTTGCTCTTAAGACGAGCAATCTCCTGCTCCTGTTCGTAAACCATCTCTTCAGTAGTCATTTTAAAACCTCCCTCTATCTTTGCAGTATGCACAGATGATGTCTGATTGTTCAGTTCCACAATGGATACATATTAGCTTTCCTTTCTTCATTTCATCGTAAAGAATATGACTATCCAAAAGTTCTTTTAACCTATCGAAGTCTGATTTACTCATTTCAATTATGGCTTTTTTGTGCAAAGTGATATGCTCCTTATATGAAAGTTCGTCTTCCTTCTCCTTATATACCTCATAAGCCTCAGCCGAAGCAGTTGGCGTTTCTGGCATACGATGGATTGGAGGCTTTTTACGGTGGGGCTGCGGCAGGTGGAAAATCGGATGCACTTCTGATGGCCGCGCTTCAATACGTTGACATTCCTTCTTACGCCGGGATGATCTTCCGAAGAACTTACGCCGACCTAGCACTGCCCGGCGCTCTCATGGACAGGGCTAGAGCCTGGCTTGTCAATACTGATGCTAAGTGGGAACGCGAGACGCATACTTGGTCCTTTCCTTCAGGTGCTAAGCTGTCCTTCGGTTACGTTCAGACCCCTGGCGATAAGTGGCGCTACCAGTCGTCTGAGCTACAGTATATCGGTTGGGACGAGATCACCGACTTCCCCGATGACGATGCCTACGTCTTCATGTTCTCTCGCCTTAGACGCCTAGAAGGGTCTGATATTCCACTCAGAGTAAGAAGTGCTAGTAACCCTGTTGGAATTGGAGCAGCTTGGGTGAAAGAGAGATTTGTGGAGCCAGCAGAAGGGGAAAAAACTAAAGGTATCTTTATTCCAGCTAATTTCCATGACAATGAATATATAGACCAGGAGGCTTATTATGACTCACTCAAAGAATTGCCTGAAAGCACCCAAAAGCGCCTCATTGACGGCTCTTGGGACGAAGTGGAAGATTCTGCGTTCCCCGAATTTAACGTTAATATTCACGTCATCGATCCTATTGCTATTCCCTACGACTGGAGAAGATGGGAAGGAATGGACTTTGGGGTATCAAATCCGACCGCTTGGTACTCAGCAGCTCTGTCTCCGGATGGTCACACCGTCATACACGGTGAGTATTACTCTGAAGGGCTGATTAGTAAGCATGCGAGTGCAATCCTTACTTATAGAGAAAACGCCTGGGGGCAGCCTCAGCTTGCTCTATGCGACCCTTCTATCAAATCCAGAACTGGCTTTGGAACAAGCGGTGTTGGAGATACGGTGCATAGCGAATTCAGCAAAAATGGAATTTACCTCATCCCCGCTAACAACGACCGTCGTGTTGGCCGAGTCAGGATTAGCGAGCTTCTTCGTCCAAATCCCTCCCTTGCTTATCCACCTTACCACCGGGGATACGGCTCGCTTGGAAGTCCTGGGCTATTCATTACATCAAATTGTAAGAATCTCATCAAGCAACTCACAATTGCACCGCTTGATGCCATCGAGGGAGAAACTGTTGACCCATTTTGGGAAACCAAATACGGTCATGGAATTGCTGCTATGAGGTATTTGCTTACTGCGCGGGTATATCCAAATCAGAAGGATAATTCCCCTCAGGGAAGAAGTGTCAGGCAATGGAAGGCTTGGCCTCAGCAGGCAGAGCCGTATGGTTAAGCGGTCTTCTAAACTAATAACTAATGGCTGACGGTAAATCAGAGTCCAAGGCAGCGGTTAACCGCTCCGATGAGGCAGAGAAGGAAGTTAAGGGCAGCAAGTCTGCCGGTGGATATCCGGTTTCTGTGCCTGATGCTGAAAACACTGCGGCTCAAGATCGTGCCTTGATGAATTACAAGGTCACTGGAATTGTTGGCGATTATGTTGATCCTACCCGCGACCAGGAATGGGATATTGCTCCTGAGTTTGGAGTTGCCCCTCATCCTGAGTTGGCTAATCCTGCTCCGCCTAGCAAGGGTTTTGGCCTTGGCGCTCCTGCGCCTCAGTCTGGTGAACGTGCTGCGGCTGCTGTAAAGGCCCTGCCGGTTGAGGAAAAGGAAAAGCGAGCTAAGGAAGAGGCAAAGCAGGCCGGTGATCGTCCTGTCTCTGAGAGGCTTGCGGCTGGTCGCCCTGACCTTCGCGGAAATGAAACTGTTAACGAAGGCAACGACAAAAAGGACAAGTAATGAATTTCACCTTCCTTGATCTCTGCGCTCTTGTCTCTACGGTTTGCGTAGTGATCCTAACCGTCCATTTCTGTCTTTAATGCCTCCCTACGACATTAAATGCATCCAGAAGGGCGGTAAGTGGGAATGTGTCACGGTAGGCTCTGGTAAGGTTCATGGTCGCTTCGACTCTAAGGCTCAGTGTGAGGCTCAGATGAGAGCGATCTATGCAAATGATCCCTCAAAGAAAGGACAATAATGGCTAGCTTTACTTGGATTCCACAGGCATCTGCTGGATGCCCTCTCTGCGGTACTTCGGTATGCGACAGAGGTTTTGTTGACTGCATTGCAGATACTCTGGTTAGAAACCCCGAAGGAGAGGTTAGCGGGGTTGTAGACCTAGTTATCTGTGCTGTATGTCTAGAGCAGATTGCCCGTCTAATCGGTTGTATGCCCAAATCTGATACGATGGAGTTCGCAGAGAAATACATCGCCCTGGAGGAAGAGTTGGAAAAGGCTAAGGATGAAATTCAATCCTGGAGCCAGCGTTATCAGCAACTCCTCGATAATTTGCAGGAAGATATCTCTGCCTACCTAAAGGAGAAAGATGCTACTAGCAATACTGTTAGGCCTAAATCTAGTAAACGTAGTTCTTAGCGTTGTCGCTGTATATCAGCGCAAGACAGCCATGGAAGCAAATAACTCCTTTTCTAGGGAAAGAAAGGCCTGGGCTATTGAACGTGGGGAATTGATTGACAGAGTTCTCTTGCAGAAGGGATATCGAGAATTCGCTCCCCCTCAGCCCGTGGCGGTTGAAATGAAGACTCTTGGAGAAGAGGATTGGGTAGAGAAAAGTGAAGAGGAAGGTTTCCAGCCACTTTGAAAGATCAATCCGGAAGAGTAATTAGCCTTGACGGAGGGACAGAGGTTGTAATCGAAGAAAGCGGTTGGGTCACTCTTACTGACTATGCTGCTCTTTCTCGATCTAATGAGATCCCCAAAATTAGGCTCAGCCCTAAGGATGCCCTTTATCTGGGGAAGGCCTTCTTCAAATATGTGGAGGACCCTGTAAACTAGAGGGGTGGCACAGCCTGACAGCATTAAAATTGGCGATACCGTCTACAAGGTTGAAGATATCCTTCAGCCTGCACTTGCCCGAGTAGAGGAAAGCGAGAAGCATAGAGATGAGTTCCTACCACAAGTGCGTGTTAATCGTAAGTTCGCTGCCAAAAAGCAGCATCTTGACATTAACCCCCAGGATGGTCGAGTTTTGGATGCCAGATATAGGACCATCTCTGGGGTATCCGTCAAAATGGTCACTTCTGACATTCTCGGCCAGTACGTCCAGTCAGCAATCGGACGATTGGCTGCTAACGATTACAAGCCTAATTTCCTAGCAGGCCAGCCTGACGAACAGGCCGCTGAGATTACCATCATGATTAATGATGCGTATACCTGGGGTTGGGATAACGAATGGGATGGAGAAAGAAAGGTGCTGTCCCTCTTGCGTCTGCTTGCCATCGACGGAACTGCGGCTATCCGCTGTAGGTATGACAGAAGTTATGGAGAGATTATTGGAGACATTCCATACAAGGATGGCCGTCCTATTACTGATGCTGAAGAAGCTCGGAAATATGTAGCAGAGACAGCTAAAGACGGCGGTAGGGCGGCTTTCTCAACTCTTAGAGAGGGAAAGGTCTGTTGGGAAATGCTTTCTCTGGAAAACATTCTCTGGCCCTCTGGCGAGGAAGACCCATCAGAGTTCTCCTGGGAAGCTATTGGTCGTCCTATCGACGTGATGGAAGTTCATGCCCGTTATGGAGAGATGGCAGATGGAATTCTTGCTGAGAATCTTCAGTCCTCCGGAAGCCTTACTTCTGGCTTGGGATTTAAAGAAGAGAGCAAAAGCTCTATGTCTAACAAGGTAATGGTCTACACCTTGTATGAGAAGCCTAACTCCAAGTTTAAGAAGGGAAGGACAATCATTTTTACCAAGACAAACCTTCTTGACGTTATTCCTTCTTTGCCCTTCTCAGATCACCCTAAGGGACCTAAAACAGGAGTTCATTACTTCCGTTGGCAGATCGTGCCAGGACGCTTCCCTGGGGTTGCATTTATCGAAGGCGGAATTGGTGCTCAGACAATTAGAAATAAAAGACTGACTCAGATTGACACCACAATTGACCGTGGTATGCCAAAAATCTTCACTGAAGAGCAAAGTCTTGCTAGGCCACGAACTGGAGAGCCTGGAGAATATGTTGAAATTCGCCCTGGTGCCCCCCTGCCACAGGTTTGGTCTGGATTCCAGCCTGGACAGTGGATGCTTCAGGACATTAAGTTGCAGGATGAAAATGTTGAGAAGGCAATGGGCATGAAATCCATTTCTCTCGGTCAGCCTCCCCAGGGAGTCTCTGCTTATTCAGCTATGGCTCTGCTTACTGAAAACGATGCTCTTAAGCTTGATCCAATTGCCCAGGATATTCGTCTTGGCTTTATTGAGCTGAGCTTTGACACGATGGAATCAATGCGTAATTGGCCTAAGGAAAAGAACATGGAAATTGCAGGCCCTGATGGGGCTTTGAGAGCATTCCTCTTCTCTGCCAATGAGATCCCCGAGAGGTATCTTGTTATTGCTCCTAAGCAGGGTGCATTGCCTAGGAGTCAGGCAGCCGAGTTGCAGAAGATCAATGATATTTGGGCTGCGGCTATTGCTATTCAGCAGCCGCTTCCAATGACTTGGTATGTCGAGTCTCTTAATGCTGGTAAACCTCAGAAGCTTCCTACTTCTCTGAGCAATACCTCTAAGCATAAGGCTGAACTTGAGAACATTGTCATGTTCCATACCAAGCAGAACGTCCCTGTCAGTCCTGAAGATGATGATCTTGCCCATGTTGAAATCCATAGGGCTTTCCAGAGCAATATGCACTCGATGGCAAATATGGGAGATCAGGACGGAGGGACAGTCGCAGGTATTATTGAACAACACTGCCAGGAACACCTCCGTGCCGCACAAGCTACAAAGCCGGGCCAGATGGCTTCTGACTCACAGACAGCAGCGCCACAGCCCGGCTCTGTAGGCCCTCAGCCGGGCACAGGAGGCGCAGGGACACGCGGCCCCGGTAACACCGCCCCAACTGGTACACTTCCCCCCGTACCCCAAGTAGGAGGCCCAGGTGGCTAGAGAGCCAATCCAGCAGAACAACATGGAGAAATTCCCGTGGATTCAAAGGAGATACTATTTAGAGCAAAAGATAGTAGATCTAGGCGGTATTCTTCCAGAATTGCCTGAAGAATTTCCTGAGGACAGCGAAGCAGCAATTCAGTGGAGGTATAATCCTCGCACTAAAGAAAGTAGGGAATATTTCAATGCCACATTTGGATGGCTTAAAAAACTTCACGCTAACAAGGAACAAGCGCGTAAGAGCGAAAAGAAAGCGAGAAATCAGAAGAAAGGAACTTGAAGCGCAGAAGACGCAATAGTTGTGCTATACTGCTAACCGATGAGCGACGAACAGAACTTTGAAAACGAAGGTGGGGCAGTTGCTCCGCCCGAGCCAGTAGCCCCGGAAGCTCCCGCGTGGACGCCTTCTAGGGAAGATTTTGAGGCTCTACAGGAAAGCAATAAGCAATTGCAGGCCAAGCTTGCAGAGCACGACAGCTATTTTCAGGCTCCGGAAGATGATGGAATGCCGGATATGTCTGAAATCGACTTGAGCGATCCCTACACAATGGCAGCCCTGATTGATAGAGTGGTTGACCAGAGGCTTCAGTCTGTTACTCCGTATGTGAAGACTGCGGCTCAGGAGCAGGGAAAGAAGCAGATGGAAACGATGTTCGGAGACTTGGAAAAGGAAGTGGGTAGCTTCGATCATGATCTCGCAGAACGAACTGCGTTTTATTTCTATGACCAATCTGGTGATGCTGAGAAATCCGTCAGAGAAGCTGCGAAATACGCTGCTGAAGTGCGGAAGCGAGAAAGAGATGAGGCAACAACTGAGCTTAGATCCCGCGCTACTAGGAGAGGCAGCGGATCTTCTGAAGACTTCGGGGCGACTACATCTGCTGTACCCGGAGAAACACCCGCTAAATCATACGACGAAGTGATTGATAAGTACGTCCATCAAAACGAGTTGTAAACAAAGCAAGTCCACTTTCAAAGAGATAAGCGAAAGGAGGTAAATATATGGCTGAAACACTATCACTGGCAGTTAAGGAAGTAGACGGACCCAATGCCCAGGGTTGGTTTGAGGTTGTTTTTGAGGATGACTCAAAGGCTTCAACTAAGTCTGAGGAATTGGCGAAGGCTGCATTCCAGAGTCGTGGGACCATCGCTGATGTAGTTGTTTCTCGGGTAACGAAGGGGAAGTATACCAACGTTTACTTGAACGAGATCAACGGCGTTAAGGATTCCCCCAAGCCTAGGGCTAAGACGGCATCTAATGGTGCTGCCCCTAGGACTCCTGAGACTCAGGAGAGAATTGCTAGGCAGTGGGCCTATGGTCGCTCGATTGAGCTACTTATTGCATCGGACTCTGTTTTTGAGTTCCCGCTTACCAGCGAGCAAATGAGTGCTCTTTCAGATCAGGCAACTGCTCTGGTAAACGCAACAAAGTAAGTGTCCGACAGGCCACGTATTTCGGACTAGCGTGGCTCTTTAACCGGGGGGAGGGCTAGAAGACTCCCCCTGGTCTTATCCCTGATACACTATTTAAATGAAAGGAATTTGGAGAACTAATCCTGTCGGTGACGCCTATTGGCCCCCTTGGAAAGCAATGCATGACAGGGGAGTTACTGACTTTTACGTTCCGGCTTTAAAGTTCGATATAACCACAGGAAAGTGGGTTAAGAACATTAATGAAATCACCGCAGCTTATCGCGCAGGTGTCAATTCCCAAGGATTCGGTTATCGAATCTACAGAGATCCTTCCTGGGAATCTATTACAGATCCAGTTGCTCTCGCCAGAAAAGCAGTCACTGATATGGAAGTTGGGGGCGTTGCCGGATACATGTTCGACATCGAATATCACGACCCTGATTTCGTTAGACGGACGATTATTGAGTATCGTCGCTGGCGACCCTCAGGACCAATAGCCTGGACGCTAGAGCCTCATCAGGGAGGTTGGTTTACTCCTGAGTTGGTTCAGACGATTAATTCGGATGTAAACCTAGTCGTTGTTCCTCAGAATTTCTATTACGATATGAGAGAATACGATAAACCCCCATATGACAATCTCAGAAATGATTTGATTAATCAGGGAGTTAAATCTTCTCGCGTTAAGGTTTTTTACGATGGTGCAAAATTCATGCCAAGTGATTGGGATGGCTGCATCCTCTCAGAAGAAAGGATCTAATGCTTCCCCTAGAACATCTAAGCGCATCATCTATTTCTCTATTCTTACGCTGTCCTCGACAGTGGCAGGAGGTGTATATCCGTGGTATCAGAGGTTCTTCTTCTAGTAGCCTTGTTATTGGCTCTGCTGTACATCTTGGCCTTAGTCGTTTGCTACTGGGACAGGAAGTAGGCAACTTTTTTGAAGAGTCGATGCAGTCGGCTTTGCAAGAGAACGAAGAAGTAATTTGGAAAGATAAGCCAGAGGCTGCCAAGAAATGGGCAGAGAAAATGCTCTGGAATTACTACGAGAAAGTAGGTAAGTTTCTTGACGTTTTGGAAACAGAGCAAGAAATCCTGGTTGAAATACCGGGAATACCAATACCTCTGCTTGGATATGTCGATATTCAGACATCGCGTGGAATCATTGATGTTAAAACTACGGGATATGTTAGCCGGAAACCGGAACTAAATCCTGAGTGGAAATTGCAGATGAACATTTACCAAATCAAATACCCACAGCCAGGAGAATTCCATGTGGTCACAAGAAACTCAACAAATCCGGTTGTTGTACCTGATAGCATCGCGCACCCTTTCTACGTTGGTACGCCGAGCAAGGACTTTCTAGCATTCGTTGCGAAGATCTACAAGGAGATGGTCTTCAATTATGAGCAATACGGTGACAAAGAAGACTGGAGAGGAAACGTCACTCATCCCTGGGCTGGAAAGTATTGCCCTCTCGGAGCAGAGTGTTGTCAGAGATAGACTAGAGGAAATTGTGGCTAACCAATACCGAAGAGGGGCAAATCTGGAGCGTGAGCTTGTCATCCGACTCCGGGCTAACGGTTATATGGCCGCACGAAGCGCTTCTAGTAAATCTCCAGTTGATGTTTGGGCAGTTAAAGACGGGAAGTTTAGGGTCTTCCAATGCACTCTTAATGGAAACTCTAAAAAGACTGCTGACCGACTGAAGATAAATAAGGCCTACGGTGTAGATATGGAAATCGTCACCAAAGAAAGCCTTGAGAATCTTGAGTATTAAATTTCCTTGCAAGGGCAATAAGAAGGGGCCTTTCGGCCCCCTCTGCAAAAGACCGCATCACTTGCGGCTCTGTCCCTCTGCTCTCCTAGCATAGCACACGTTCGCTAGGCTGTGTCGAGTGACTTCGATTCCTCTACTTACAGCGCAGGAATGGCTAGATCAGGTGGAATCGGGAGACAGCGGTGAGGCCTTGCCTAACCTGTTCGATGGCTTCCTGCCGCCTCTCACGAAGGGACGGGCCATGCTCCTAGGAGGCCCCCCAGGGGGCGGTAAGACAGCCCTGGCTCTACAGATATGGCGGCATGTAATTGAGTGTGGAAAAAACGCCATCTTTGTAACTCTGGAAATGACTCCATCTGATCTATTTGAAAGATACGCACGACAATTCGACAACGAAGAACAATGCAAGCAATGGATTAGGGACAATGAAGCGCAGGTAACTGAGAGCTATATCTCGGCACCTGAAATCGAACTGATAATGAAAGAGGGACACGATCTTGTTATCATTGACCACCTACATGAACTCCAATATGAAGACCGTATGGGGCTTGAGAGGGAGGTTAAAAGACTTTTGGCAATGGCACCGGCACACAACGTTGCGCTACTTGCTCTTGCACAATTACGTCGTCCTGATCCACAATTCCCCAAAGAGCCGTCCATGCATGACTTTAAGGAATCGGGTGTCTTTGAACAAAAAGGGGCCGTCCTTCTTTCTATCTATCGGGAAGACGAGCATTCTGATTACGCGCAGGTCTGGACAGTCAAGAACAGATTCGGAGCGAAACACCCCCCTCTAGATGTAAAACTAGATAAAACACAAGTTGTATTTCATCGTGTATAGTTGAGGTGATTTGAATGATAAAATTCCAGCAACTCATTTCAGGAAAATCTATATGGAATGGGTCCAGAATTATGGAAAAACATTTCCACTTTATGGGAACAACACTGTCCGTCACGATATTTCGGGGTCCATCAGACCTCTCCTCTCTTCCACCGAAATCCCTCATCACAAAGTTCTCACTGAACGTTCAGGTATATCAAAGAAAATCATCATGAAGATGCTTGACGACGATGATTTCTGTATCTCATTTGATGTAGCAGACAAACTGCTCACAGCTATGGATATGACTCATCACTGGTTCGATGATCCGCTGAGTGAGTATTACTATGGCTGACGATTGTGCTATAATCTCACCTATGGAATCAAGATGGTATCAAGACCCAAAGCTGCTCAGAGCAGCGTATGAAGAGTATGGTTCATTCGACCTTATCGCTACAGAGATTGGAGGTGCAGACCGAACGACTTTGAGCCGCTGGTGGAAGCGTCACGGGCTTGGTAGTCTTTCGTTCGGTCCTGAGCCAAAGACAGCCGTGAGGAAAGAAGCTCTTAACCGTCTTGCTCAGAAAGTGTATGCAGACAACGCTTAAGAAATTCGCATTCTTCGGAGACAGTCATCACCCATATCATCATCGTAAGGCTTGGAGTTTATTTCTGACAGCAATGGAAGACTTTAAACCGGACGTATTGGTATGCCTAGGTGATTTAGCTGACTTCTATAAGATCTCACGTTTTCAGAAAGATCCAACAAGGGAGAATACTTTTGACCAAGAAATCGAACAAGACAACAAGGCCCTTGATGAATTGGATAGCCTTGGCGCAGAACGGAAGATCTTCATCGGAGGAAACCATGAAGACAGGCTGGCTAGATATCTTATGGATACAGCCCCAGAGCTATTTGAGACCGTAACTGTCCCTCGGCTATTCAATTTGGAATTGAGGGGATGGGAATACGTTCCTTACAAAGAACATATCAAGGTAGGAAAGCTTTACATGACTCACGATGTTGGCTCTACAGGCCCCTACGCAATCTTTCGCGCAGCCGCTACGTTCCAGCATCCAATAGTTGTCGGCCATACCCATCGCTACGCTGCTACCATTGAGGGCGATGCCCTTGGTAAGCACTATCCGGCTTGGTCATTCGGCTGGCTAGGAGATATCGAGAAGGTCGATTACATGCATAAAATTAAGCTCCGTAGACAGTGGAGCCTGGGGTTCGGAATAGGTTTCCAAAACCCTGAAAATGGAACAACGCACATTCAAGGAGTACCAATCGTAAATTCAAAGGGCTACTCATGCGTAGTGGCCGGAAAGGAGTTCACAGTATGACTACACAGGAAATGAAAGAAAGAGCACTAACTACTCTTGCTGAAATTGCTGCTGGAGTGCCGCTTGATGGTGTTTCGCCACCGGCGACTGATCGTATTCAGGCTGCAATCGTTTTGATGCAGCTTTCTCTTGAAGAAGAATGAACATTCTTGAAGAGGCTAACAAAGCGGTAGGGGGAGATAGGGGAGAGGCTTATGGGCATCCAGCCGATGACTTTCAAAAGGTTGTAGGTGCTGCCAATGCCCTAGGCGTAAACCCCCTTTCCGGTCCCTTGCACCATTCCCTCTACATGGTGTTGGTGAAGATTTCCAGACTGGTGCAGACTCCAACACACCACGATTCAATTGTAGATATTGCAGGTTACGCAAGGACCTATGAAATGGTTCTAGAAAGAGAGGAAACACATGATTACAGAACACAACCCATCTGAGTTAACTCACGTTTCTGAAGCTGGAGAAATTATCCTGGCTTCCGGTAAGTGGTTCAATGTGTTTAAGCCGAATCCAGACGATATCGAACTAAAGGACATTGCTCATGCTCTCGCAAATCAGTGTCGATTCACAGGCCATGTTAAGGAATTCTATTCGGTTGCTGAACATAGTGTGTTGGTCAGCCAATATTGCCTTTCATCTGATGCTAAGTGGGGTCTTCTACATGATGCTTCTGAGGCATATTTGAGCGATATTGCACGTCCGATTAAGAAACATCCTGACTTCGGCCCGTTCTACTTGGAAGCAGAGGAAAGGGTAATGAACGCTATCTGTGAGAAGTTTGAAATGGAGCTTGAAATGCCTACCTCTGTGAAAGAGGCTGATGATATGCTTCTTCGCATGGAGGCGCGCGATCTTATGCCGGAAACGTTCCCGGTGTACCCAGGAGAGACAGCATCTAATCCAATCATCTGTTGGAATCCACGACAGGCCTATGGCGAGTTTATCGTTAGGTCTTTTGAGGTAATGTAATGTCTACTGGACCTTCGTATACTGAGTCAGGAACAAGCACATACCCGCTGTTTCCGTCTGTCACTACTGCTCCAGGCCCCATAACCAACGTAAATCTACAAGTAGATCCTCAGGTTCTTATTCAGTTGGTAAGAATTGCAACTGCACTTGAGCAGATCGTAGAGAAGATGGGACACGGCTTTGACTAGTATTGGAACACTGCCTAAAAAATGGTGGCACTTTTGGAGATGGAGATGACTAGACAAGAAGCTATTGGCAGATGGTTGCTTAGTAAGAAGAAAAAGGATGGCACTTGGGTTCATGGATGGGATTTGCCTAGATGGGCAGACCATCTTGAAAAGGGTCATCTAGACGAAATCCCTCAGAACAGAAAGGATGAATCCATTGGCACTCAAACAGCAGAGGCTTATGCAGCCGAGCTTAGAAACAATCCAGATAAACACGCACAAGAAATGCTCAGAGCCATTGAAAGAGGTGAGAAACTTGAAGAAGACCCGAGTGGTTCCTAACGGCTATTCGGTTAAGATCGTTCACTTCCGAAGGTACAAGGGAGTGAGTGGATATCAGCACAAAGACAACATGAACGGCCATGAGCCGCGTCCTAACGCAGGACTAACTGAAGCTTGGATCTTTGATGAAGACGGTAAGATAGTTTCCTACGGAGAGGCTAAGTGTGGAAAACGAGACAATTGGAGTCGAAAGATTGGGCGAGAGATCGCTACCGGCAGGGCGCTTAAGCTCCTTGAAGAGCCTAAGAAACCCTAGTTGCGATCTTTGTCCTCTTCATAAAGAAGCTTCGACGGTATGCGTATTCGGTGAAGGCTCCGGACGATTACCCGTGATGATTTTGGGTGAGGCACCGGGCCGGGAGGAAGATCGTAGAGGGCGTCCTTTTGTTGGCCCTTCAGGGAAGCTCTTAAGAAGTGAATTATTGAGAGCAGGATTACCACTAAAGAAATGTTACCTGACAAATACAGTCAAGTGCTATCCGAAAGGAACTCCAACTGATGAACAAGAACGCATTTGTAGTCAAAACTATCTTAGGAAGGAAATATCAACTCTTAATCCAATTTACGTCCTCACCGTGGGAGCCGTGGCGACAAGAGCATTCCTACCCACGTTCCCGTTCTCTGAGGTTCGTGGTCAGATTAACGAGTCATGGCTCAACGAAGCCCTTGTCTTCCCGATCTGGCACCCGGCATATATCCTTCGGACGCGCTCTAAGCAGACGGAGTGGCAAGTGGACATAGAGAACTTTGTTACCTTAGTGGAGGTAGATCATGGCAAGTTATGTTAAAACAGCAGATCTTAAGAAACTAATCCCTAAAACGCTTAACTCCAAAGAATTGGAGTATCTTACTGGCGTTCCACATAAGCGTATGTGGAGCATCAAAGCTGAGAGGACTGAGTTTACTGATTACTACCTAGCAGACAAGATCTGTGTAGGGCTAGATCGCATTGCTGATTTTCACCTTTTGGAGGAATATGAAGATAAGCCCAAGGTAAGACCTGATGGAAGAAAGCCCCGGAGCAGGCAGCAGGAAAGAAAGCACGGAATAGCTTCCTACAACAACAGAGGGTGTCGATGTAATGTCTGCAAAGAAGCAAAACGGCTTGCCGATTACCGTAGAAATAAGAAGGGCCGTCAGGAGAGCAATGCTCGGTATCGTGCTAAACTAAGAGGGAATGCCAACTCCAATTAATGCAGTCTGCAATCGAGAATACCTCAGAGAACCCCTGGATGGTCACAGGAATCCGGAAGAGATCCGGTATATTGTCCTCCACGATACAGAAGGTGGAACGGCCCGTGCCATCGCTCACTATTTTCATACAAGCACTGCTGGATACACCCATCTTGTCGTTGACGATTCCGAGTGTTACAGATGCCTTACCAACGACGACATTCCGCGTGGCGCTCCCGGCGCTAATGAGCACGGTTTTCATATCGAACAATGCGGGTTTGCGAAGTGGTCTTTCGTTATCTGGAAGTCTCATTACAAAACACTACAAAGAGCGGCCTACAAAACAGCGCTACATTGTCACAAGTTCAACATCCCTCCTGTATTTCTCACCGCAGATTTGCTTAAGAAAGGGCTAAAGGGGGTGACAACCCATGCCGAGTGTTCTAAGGCTTTTGGTGGCGATCACACCGATCCTGGCAGGGGTTGGCCGCGTCTTTTGTTTATGGGCCTAGTAAGAAAGTATTACAAAGAACTGGAAAATAACCTGTAGACTGTCTGTATGAGAAAACTTTCAATCCTTGTAGCCCTAATCTTTTCTGCCCTTTTGCTGTCAGTTCCTGCGTCAGCTAAGAAGGAATCTGCCTCTGTGTACGTTTACTGTACGCACGGCAGTCCTGCGCTCTATTGCAATGTTTCTGGAACTCTAGGAAACACTGGAGAATCCGCAGGCTGTGGAGGATATGGTTGTACCCTTTACTTTTCCCGTAGTGGAAGTGGTTGGGGGTCTGCATGTGCCTCTGGATGGGGATGCAGAAGCTTCGGCTTTGCTACAGGTCAGATCATTAGAATTAACTTCTAATTAGGACGCCTGTAGTGATGAAGCATCATCCACTCAACCATTGCCCGGCTAGCCTCAGGATCATTTAGACGAGCCACATGACTTAGGAAATCCCCGCCTGGAGGCCCGTAGCCAAGAAGCTTGCGTTCTTTTGCAATTGGATATGAAGGGCCTAGGCGTGGATGAGCCTTATCAAAGGCAGTAACCCCTCCTAGCTCTCTAGTGGCGTTAAGAAGATCCAATCTTCCTCTTCTTGAATATCCTCCTGGTCTAACTGGAGGTGTCATAAAGTCAGGGAACTTAATTCTTCCCATTGGAGTGCTAGCCGCAAGAGCAAGCTGCGCTCTACCGCCTCCTCCTGCATGAACTTGTTTAGCTGCATTAATGATTGTAGGCAATCCAGTAGCGATATCTGCCAACTGAATTAGAAGGTGTTTACCAGATATATGGGGAGCCGGTGATTTAGGCCTGAGTATTTGAGCAGCTCCGGTATGACTTCTCCGAGAGGCCGCTGTCCCACTGTTTGTATTTCGGTCTATTCTTCTCATCTTCCGGCTGCAAGCAATTGGTAATACCTACCCATGAGTTTAGGTGGTCCAGAAACATCAATTGCCTCTCCTAGTCTTTTCCCGTGGTATTTCTCTTTAAAGCTACGATAGTGATATGAATTCTTCACATGAACAGGATTCACCCCTCCCTCGTAAGGGTTTTCAGCTACCCGAAGGCCTAGTCTTTGTGCCAACGAGATTGCGGCGAGCATTGCCTGAGGGTTGGTTTCTGCAACGTGAACATGGTCATAATGACCCTTCACCGCCCCGATGTGTTTCCCAAATTTCAGAGCATGATTCCGATAGAACAATTCAGCAGGGACAGTTCCAGTCGTTGGGAGCGCAGATTGTGGATGAATTTGCGCCTGCTCTGGCGAGGCTTGCATTGCTGTAATAGCAGGAATAAGGCTCTGATTGTTTATAATGGCATTGAGAAGCGCGCGATTGTCTCCGTGGGAAGAGGCGGTTCCAATACCTGGGTAGCTCCCAGGTCCGCCGTTAAGGGATGAGGAATATCCTCCACCACGATAATAAGCAAGCGCTTTAGCAATTTCTCCCTGCGCGTTAGCAGGCCTTTCAAACCTATTGACAATATTCGCAATGGCATCAGCACCCTGTCTATTACCCGCAACTACTTTAATACGGTTTAATGCATAAAGAAGACCAGGGCGACTCCAGGCCCACTGATGTCTATTGCCCTGAATGCCGGACGGGAAGGCCCCTCCTACATGCAGTTGAAATGGGCCGAAAGACGTGCCTCTATCTCCAATGCCTCCACCAAGTCCTTCTTGAGCGGCTACTGATAGTACAGCCCGAGGATCACGAATCCCCAGACTCCTAGCCAAACTAAGAATTAATCCCGATCTATTCGTAGCCACTATATGATTATGAAAGGATGCTGAATTGTTACACATTTCAGGGGGAATTCTCATTCATGACATTTACTGGCCCCGAAAAACACCCCATTGAATTCACCATGCTTGTAGCCCCTGATGCAGACCTAGAATTGCACGATTTGGCAGGCAAGGCTATTTGTCAATTCCTTATCGAAGAGCACTGGAAACTTTCTGATACAATGGGGGAAGATTATGAATAAAACCTTTCTTAAGGAAGTTGCTAGAGTATTTGTATTCGCATTCGTCCCGGTCTTTATCGCTACCCTTTCCGGAATCGGAGCCGCACCGAACTTCGACGGAGTGAAAGCCCTAGCGGTATCAGCGGTGGTTGCAGGGGCGTCTGCGGCTGTGAAGGCTGTAGTGGACCTTCTAACCAAGGGGGTAACGCCTGTTCCTGCGGTCGGAGTCCTGCCTGAGTCTATTAAAAGGTAAAAGAGCCGCGACTCCCTTTTATAGGCCGTAGCCCGGCGAGTCTAAAAACGGCTCTTTAATAGGATACTAGAAATTAGGAGCCTTATGCTTCCGCTTCTTACGTCCCATTCCTACTCTCTTTTCTCTCTTAGCCTGTTTCGTAGTTTCCTTGGTTTTAAGATCCCTACTTACGGCCCAAGGTCCAGGACCAAGTTCCAGAGCAATACGACGCCAAGTGGACGGCGGGAAATAAGAACGAACATGAGTAGGCGGCTGTCCTCTGGAAATAGCAACAAGATCACTCAGAGGCAGGCTTGCCAGGAAGTTAAGGGGAATATCAATTCCTGCTCTTTTGGTTGGCCCCTTGATTGGATATCCGGTCTGAATATCCTTTCCAGTTTCCATTCCATATCCAAGCTGAATTGCTGGAGCAATTTCCTGCAAAAGATTAATTCCTGGAATAGGACCGCCCTTCCTAGTAGGAGCTTCAAAAGCCTGACGAGTGATATCGGTTCCAGGCTGCAAGTTATAAATATTTCCAGGATTAAAGACAGCCTGCCTAGGTCCTTTCTTTGCATTAGGATCTCCTGCCCCCTTCGGGACAAGATACTGCGCCCAGAATGGAAGATCTCCTAAAAGTCTTTTCTGCTCTGCTTTACCTGACTTACCAACCTTCTGAATTGCAGCAGCCTGAATGGAATGCTCAAACGGGAAGCGATATCCATATCGCGTAAGAGCCTTAAACATTGGGTAGAAGATTGGAATCTGTGCCTTCATAAACTGGCGCTCTGTTTTGCTAAGCCGCCCGAAGTCTCCCACATTTTCATTAGCCCTAATTGCCGCGTTAAGCGCCCTAGAACTTGGCTTACCGCTCTTAAGCTCCTTCATTGCCCTTACCATTTGTTTTTCAGTCTTAAATCCCTCTCTATCCAACTCCTTCATGATTGAGATGACTCTGATATGAGCCTCAGGCGCATTAGCCGTCTTACCGGCCCATTCCATAGCCCTGGAGCGAGAAACGCGACCAGCCTGAGAAGCAAGAGCCTGTCCCTCTCCAGTGATGTTTTGAAGATCTTTGTAAAGCCCTGTATTACTCTTTCTTACCTTCGACATTCTTCCAACTGCTTTAGAAGCAGCAAAAGGATTAGTTCCAAGCATCTGTCCAGTCTGAGTAATGTTCTGTGCGTAATACCTAGGACGTGCCCACATTGCAAGCCTTAGAGCATCCATAGGAGCATCCAAAGTCTTCTGCCAGAGCGGACTTTTTCTATTGGGCTTATTTTTGACCTGATGGGCTGCAACTTTTACTCCTGGAGGAAGTTGAACCTTTCCTTTATAGGGAACTGTTTTTGTTCCCTGAGTAAGCTGACGCTGAAACCTCTCAGCCTGCCAATTTCGTCTTTCCAAAGCTCTCCCTGCTATTTTGGGGTTCTTCAGAGCAGCCACCTGAATACCCCTCATCAGAGGGTTAGGAGAAGCAGGGATACGATAGGGCTGTCCAGGGATCTGGCGGCTGTGTGGGTAGCTCCTCAGAATAGCTCTATTTGCCCCTGTAAGCCCTTCTCCCGCCCTCAAAGCCCTAGATGCAGCCCCTGCCTTACCTACAACTGCTCCGCCTCCTGAGAGAAGCGCCAGAGCATCGAAAATAGGAGTAGAATAATCCCCTCCACGGCCGAAATGCCGATAGGCATCATACTCGCTTTTAGCCATCCCTTTTACGATTGGCCCAAGGTGAGAATGCTTACCAAATCCAAGGGGATGATGAATATCTGGATGGGCCAAATCGTGGCCCAAGGCCCTACCGGTCATATAGACCCCAGTGGGGAATCCGGTTACTCCGTGATAAATACCCCGAGAAGTTCCTCCAATGGCGTGGCCGATAGAACCGAAAAAGCCTCGGTGTTTGGACTTCTTCTTTGCTGCTTTAGGAGCGGGGCCAAGTCCCATAGCTATATCTTAGTTACTTAGGCAGCCGATCTTTACCAGACTTCCACACACGGCCCTGTCGATTCTTCTTGCCGTTTAGCTGAGAAAACACCCATTTCCTAATTGCAGTGCCTTGAGTTGAGTAGGGATCAATCCCGTAAGCACGAAGTTGGTTATTGACTTTGGCCTGAACGTTCCCGTCGTTAACAATTCCATCTCTCACGAAAGTTCCATTAAACACTGCATTCAGTGAGGCCTGCTTAGCCTTAACGACTGTAGCTCCAGTTACAACTTTCTTTCCCTTGGCAGCGTTATTTGCAGCGTTATTAGCCGCAGAGGTCTGAGTAGTTCTCTGGTTGTTGATATTGGACTGATTAACTGTATTAGCATTAGTGGCAATCTGAGTATTAGACCTGATCTTTGCAAGGTCAACATCCTTTTGCCTATCAAGTCTCTTCATCTCTGCTTGCGCTGCAAGCTGCATTTTCTTGTTATTGGTAGCCACAGCAAGCTCATACCGCTTCTGCTGATAATCACGTTGCTTCCAATAGTTATCCCAATAACGATCTTCAGCGTCCTGAGCAATCTTGGCCTTAGCATCTGCCTGCTTGCTCTTTTGGTCCTGTTCGTAGCCGAACTTCTGCAAGTTGTAATCGTTAAGACCAGAGGCCTGCTGTCCCTGGAGATCAGTTGACTGACTCATGTAATCAGATTTAAGTTGAGCTATAGCTTGTGCATATTCGCTCTCAAGCTGCTGAGCGATAACTCCGGGCTGCTTAGCCAAGTAATTCTGAGCTTCTGACAATGCTCCAATAAGCCTCTGAACATCTCCAGCATCCATTGCGTAGTTGGCATTGCTAAGTCCGCCGTAATAATCCTTTACCTGCTGAGCGGCCTGATCTGTAGCTCCCTGAGGAGCGTTAATTCCTGCAAGCCTGGAAAGAAGATCTGCATTAGTTGCATCTCCCTGAGAGTGAAGCTGATTAGCCACAGCATCATTGACAGCAGCAGATTCTTTGATTGCCTGGTTGTAATTAGCATCTACTAGAGGAACCTGGTCTGCGTAGAGCTTTTTAATAGCCGCTTCACGGCCTACAAGATTTCCCTTAAGCTGACCCTCGGCAAGAGCTTCCTGCCTAGCAAGATTGGCAAGCATCCCAGAGAAGGGATCGTTATAAGAGGGATATGGGTCATATTGCGAAGTATCTGCCCCTACGCCTCCTGCGGCAGCGGAATTCCCCAACAGACGGTTGACTACAGAAGGCGCTCCTACGCCCCCTGAGAGCTTCCCTACGCCCTTGGAACCAGAAACCTGGGTAAAACCTCCAACCGAATACTTCTTCGGCTTTTTGGGTTTAGACACGACTGAGAACCCACCAACAACATATGGCTTCTTCTTTTGCTTATAAACACCCCAAGGCATACCTAGAATATTCTAGTAGTGGCCTATCTCTCCAATTATCTGAGTTCCAAATCTTCTCCCTCGGGGAGCAAGAGAACCTATGGAACTTCATACACCTATCCCAAGGCCTATCAGCCTTATTCAGTGCCCCGGAGAGGTGTTTCTGGGATTGAGTCCTCTTCTCCTTTTGGAGGGCAGGATTTGGCTTCTGCTCTTTTGCAGCAGAAGCAGGTAAATGCAGCTTCAATTCCTCAGACGAATTTTGACTCAAGTTTTGACTATGACCCCATTTTGAGCAAGATCCAGGCATTGGCTTCTCAGACGGTCAATAATGCCACTACTAACGCGGCTCAATTGAGAAAGGATGCTCTTATTTCCTCTGGACTTACCTCAGTGGGTAAAGACCTGAATTTCGATGAGAATACTCTTACGGCAGCGGGACAGAATCCCGAGTCGGAGTATGCTCAGCTTCAGAGGGAATTTGCGGCTCGTCAGAAGCAGCTTGAGGAGGCGATGTCTGCTCAGAATTTGCTGTATTCCGGTGAGTACGCAAATAATCTTTCTCTATTGAATCAGGGAAGAGCTTCTGCTGAAGGGGGTATTGGTTCACGTCTGCGCGATATGCTAGCAGGGATTGATACGGGTCTGCTCACCTCTAAGGAAACTGCTAGACAACAGGAATTGGATGCAGCTACTCAGGCAGCACTTCAAAGGGCGGGGTATGAATCTATGCCAAATGGTTCTGTGGTTGATTCCAGCGGCCTGGAATGGGATGCAGGCTCTGCGTCAGCGCTTGCTAGCGCAGGATATTCCGGCGATGCAGTTTCTGCGGCAGCCCAACAGTATGCTGCTAATCACGGTTTTAGTGTCCACGGAGTAAAACAGGAAGGACATATTGAATACCACGGCAATCAGGCAGGTGTATGGATTAAATACGATACTCCTTCAGGATCTTCAACCGAATGGACTCCTCTCGGTCCTCCCGATATGGCTGCTCCTACTCCTCCCCCTGTAGATACAACTCCTGCTCCTTCTGATATTCCGTCTACTCCGTTGGCGGCTGCTCTTACTCCAATTAAGAGTCCTGATGTTCTTCGTTATGCAGTGGGTGGAGCAGGAAGAGTTTAACTTACCCGAACTGGCGTAACGCGCATCCAGCGTTTTGCGAACGTAGTATTTCCCGTTAGAGACTTGTATTTTGCGGTCAAAGTCACTGCGGTAAGCCCAGACTTAGTTCGTGCGAAGCTACCAGCAGTACCGTTTCCTCCGTTACCCCAGTCTCCTTCAAAAGCGTCGGCGTCTACAGCGCCTGTCCCGCCAATGTCATAGCTCATGTAATAGTGGGCATTTGCGGTCTGCTTCGGGAAGCAACCTACTTCGACCGTATACACGCCTGCGCGAGGTAGAGCAAAACTAGGACCTGCATTAGCAATGGTGGTATAAACCGCATTGGCATTCAAAAGGTCTGCGTTAGGAGTTTCTGTAACTGCCGCAGTTCCGCCAACATATTCCCACTTATCTGTGTTAGCAGAACCAGCATTCCATCTGAATCTCCATTGGTAAGTGGGAACGGTTAGAGAATCAACCAGAATACTTTCCTGTCCGTCTGTAGGAGATCCAGGCAAAGTAGTTGCATATCCAATTGATGGAATGGTTAGCGTCTGCCAAGAACCATCTCCTCTCAGATATTTAGTAGAATCAGGAGTTCCAGACCCAAGGCTCGTTGCGCCAACCCTTGTAACTGTTGATCTAACAAACTGAGAGCCATTCCATACAGGAACTTCTCCAGAAGCAAGGCTAGGAGTACCCAGAAGATTTGCAGCATCAATTCCTCCGTTAAGAAGCGTTCTAAGGTTCCCGTTATTGGTTGCAATTACTCCTGCGTCTGCATTAGTATGAGGAGCAGGGTCTGTAAGAGAGACTGTTGGCATTACCTACAGTTTAAAAGGTGCCTAGGTCATAAGTCAGGAAATCAATGTAGGCCAACTCCCAGGCCCCAATTTCCGTAGGGACAACTCCACCAGCAACCGTTAGTCCTGAGGTAGAAATAGATGAGGTTTCGCTGATATATACAGACAAAGCCCTACAGGTTCCAAGGCTCCAAAAAGTCTGATAAGACTGAAAGAAGAGAGGACCCCATTCTGCTTCATTCCAGTTCCCCTCATTCCAGACAAGGCCTCCAGGATTAATATTTACCTGACTAGCCGCCTGTGAAGGCCCGCTTTGATAATCCTTGAAATAGTCAGCCTGGAAAGTTCCGCGTCCTACAAATCGGGCCTTTCTCAGCCTCCCTTTCCTTCCGTCAGCAGGCTCAGCCCATCTGGTCTGAAATGCAGAAGAGATAGCAACTCCAGCATCAGAGCCTCCTTTTGCTAGGTTATAAATCCTATTTGTAGTTGGAGATCCAAAAACAAGGTCAGTAGTCTGCGTAAGAATTGCGTAAGCAGAGGCAGCATTAGTGTGAGCGACAATCCACTTGCTTTCCGGGTGATATTCAAGAGCAATTGAATTAGAAGAAGCTCCAGCCCTAGGCAATGAGAACCACAGCCTGTCCTGATATCGACCAGCGCAATATAGATCTGGGCGAGACTGATTGATCTGCAATTTATTAAACAGAGGTTCCATAAGTCTGCTCTCTTCACGGCAGGGGGACAGACCATCGGTGGAATAAATTCCTCTTGTGGAAATTACATAGGTTCGTCCGTATGCCGAAACGCCGCCGATATTGCTTCCGCAGCCAACAGAAGGATCAATAGTTTGGTATCCGCCCGTGGAGGGATCATTAATTCTGTAGGCAGAAGAATCTTTGAAGACAAGCAAACCAGGACGACCTGCGATATCAAGGCCAGAAGAACCTGTGATGCAACGAATTTGAGCAGAGTCTTTTTCTCTAATATCAGTAAAGTTTCCTACTCCAAACGTAGCCGCCGTTCCTACATCGCTCCTCCACAGACGCGGAGGAGCAGTAAGATCATTGACCCAAACCCTATTCTGCCAGGTGGCGCAGGAGTTCCCCTTAGGCCCAGTGGGAACGGCAGTAACTGTTACTCCGTCATAAAGGAAGCAACCATCAATTGGGTGAGTAATAAAAACACTCCCTGCGAACTCGCACATTCCACAGCGGTCAGAGGTGGAGAAGGTTTTAAAGGAGGCAGCCCCATCCTTGTGCAGACTTGACCCAATCTGAGCCACAATTGCATTGCTAGTCGCCCAATAGAAAAGATTGCTTACTACCCCGCTACCAATGGCCGCTCCATAACGATCTTCATATCCCAGACGTTTTTGAGCATATCCTCGCTCGTCAATCGTTACGTTGAGTGAATAAGGGAATTCATTCGGAGAAAGCTCAGAAGGCCAGTCTCTGGCATTGGTTCCACCCGAAAAGTCCCTATAGACAAGATCTCTAGCAGCCACACTTTTATTTTAGGGCCATGTTGGCAAATGATCGTAATAAACAGCGTTTGAGAGATATTCGGACTTCATTCCATCCAACGCGCTCTCATACTGCTGTTCTTCTCCCTGCCATCCGGGGTCGCTTTCCTTTAGAAGACCCTCCGCAGCAGCGGCATGGACGAGAATGTAATGGAATTCACTAGGAATAGCAGGAGTATCAATATCATTAACCAGGGCGGTGAATTTCACTTCGCTGACAATCTGGTAGGTCCTAATTACATCAAGTGGGGCATTAAACCAAATAAGATCCCCAATGATCGTGTAGGCACTAGGCCTAGCCGCAGTAAGTACCGACTTATCGAAGAATTCCTCAGGCCTATAGGCATACATAGGGTCATATCCAGTCCCATAAGTCCCATCTGAGACAGAGAGAATATCACCTATTGTGCCCCTAGAAATGCTCTGGGTGCCCTGGTTAACCGTTAAAGTTGTGGTCTGAAGTTTGAAAGTCCAGTCAGCCGCAGCCCAGATTCGACCATAACGGTAGTTGATCCAGGTCTTAACACTGTCCCTCCGCCCCTCGTCAAAGCGGTCAGAGATTACTTCGTTCTGAATATCCAAGAAATCCATATATATAACTATGATAGGTATATGGAGCCTACTATAATCCTGACTCTAATTGGCATCCTTGCCGCCCCGCTGCTTGGCTATTTGGCGGCGGCGAGAAGACTGTCAGGGAAAGTGGCTTCCTCAGAAGCCGCTGATCTATGGGAAGAGTCTAGGTCTATTCGTCAGGACTATCAAAAGAGAATTGAAGAGTTAAACAAAGTTATCTATAACTGTCAGCAAAGAATTGATGAACTTGAAAGACGAAATGACCAACTTTATCTTGAGAATGGAAACCTTAAAAGAATGATTGAAGGCCATGAAGCAACTATTGATGAGTTGAGAAGTCAACTTCATCGTGTAAGCGAGGAAAATATAACCCTTCGTGATGAAAATGTAAAATTAAGAAGACGAGTCACTGAATTGGAATCTCATGGATAATTTTAGCCCACATGAGGGAAGACCAGGAATGCCAGGAGAGAAGGGAACTGGAGAATCTGGAGGGGCCGGAGGAGCAGGAGGAGTCGGCGGAGTAGGCTATGACACAGGAGGCGCAGGTGGTGCCGGAGGAACTGGTGGAAGTTATCAGCCTCGTGGAAAACCTATTACTGGGGCAATTAGGTGGCTAACTGCTGCAACTGTTGGACTTTATCTAAGTTTAGCTATTTTGGGGTCTTTTTTCTATACAGATTCTTTAAATCGAAGAAATGATATTGCAAAAGAAGCCAATAGAACTACGCTAGCTCTTTGTGCTCTAAGAAATGATGTTCAGATCAGAAGAGGTGCTTCTATTGAATTTTTGCAGGACCACCCACAGGGCATTCCGGGTGTTTCTGCCAAATCTATTCAGATCTCTATTGACGGGCAGAGTAGAACATTGGAAGCAATGAATATTCTTCACTGCGATTAAGTAATATCCATATATGGCCCCTGCTGGCTCGGTGCCACATACCCAGGAACATGAGGGACAACGGTTCCCACCGACAGGGAAATAGAATCTTCGAGCAAAATAATCTCAGTGAGATTCTGAGTAAGAATGATTCCAGCAGTAGTCACTGTGTCTACAAAATCTGACAGACTTACAGAATCTGAGATAAGTTGAAGCTTGGTGTTTGTAACCGTGATGAAGTCCGTAATGCTGAGAATGTCGTCATCGACGTTCGGATGTCTTTCAAGAACAACAAAGTCATCAGTGGTAGCTGCATCGTCTGCCGTTCTTGTGTAATTAACTGGGGTAAAGATCGTATAATTCAGCGCTCCCAGAAGCATTCCAAAAGGCCCAATAATCTGTTTTCTCTCATAAGAAGGAGGATTCTTAGCAATAACGGTGAAATTACCGCCGACTGTCAAAATGTATGGCGGGAAAACTCCAGGAGCAACCCCGGCGACCAACCCACTAATAAGCATTGGGAAGGTGGGGGAAAATTGCTTGGCTTCATATGGTTTAAGCGGCTGTAGCGTGAACTGAGATCCAACGGTCAGAGTTCCCGGCGTCATGGGAATCTGTGGAATAGGAGGGAAATTCCTGGCATTTACGTTGTCAGAAACGAGGAAGCTGTCGTTTACATTTACTTGATAATTGTTAACCGAGGGACCAAATAGAATGCTCGGCATACTCGGAGTAACCTGACTTGCCTCGTAGGGCTTGAGAGGGCTTGTAATCCATGCGCTCCCCTGTGGATACATAGGATGGATTGGTGGAATAATGATCTGGTCTTCAACTACATTGTCAGCCAGAGATACCGAATCATTGATCTGCATTGCGATATCAAAGTTCTGAGCATCTGCAATAGCAGGATTATCTGAAAGAGTTAGAAGACGATCAAATGTCAGACTGTCTGAAGTTGTTACAGAATCATCTATTTGATCTGCATAGGCAGTTGGACCATTGCCAAAGGGAAGTTTCTGATATTTGTCTAGAAACTTGGACTCATAGGGAGCAATTGGCTTGAGAGTAAGAGAGTTGCTTCCAGGAGAAATTGGGAAAACAACTGGAAGCTGCGTAAGTGCCCCTGTGCTTATGTATTTATTAGTGAATTTTGTCTCGTAAGGCTTAACTGGCTGAATGGTGAAGGCGTTTCCTCCCGGCACCATCGGGGTCGTAGGAAAGCTAAGAACAAGATTTCCTCCCCCAAGCCTTATCTCAAAGGTCTGAGAAGATGGCGGCTTCTCGTATGTGGGCGAATATGTATAGGCGTAAGGTGGGCTGCTTACAAGAAGTCCCACATTGTCGGTCTTCATCCGACCGGGGATAAGCAAACCCTTAACAATAGCCATTAGGCCATTTTAGTTTTAGCTATCTAGAAGTATTATTCGTCCCAGACGAAAGTTACGTTCAGAACCTGGCCTGTACCAACCGGAATAATGCCGATTCCATTACCAGTTCCTACAGGAATCCTAATTCCCTGATCTCCGAACGGAACAATGGCTCCTGCTCCAATTGCAGCACCAATGGAAATCCTGCCAATTTCATCAGAAAGAGTAGGAGCAACAGAGTGAGTAGTCCTCGGAGATGCAGAAGCAGCGACCGTATCAGGATCATCCTTTTCAGCCGTTTGAGCGGCACCCTGGGTTCCTGTGGTAGTAAGTCTGAGAATCCTTACGTCCAAGTTTGTGGCCGTGGTATTAGTAACCCAAATCTCCCTAAGCCTAGGTGCCACCGCAGCCGCAGCATAAAGAGAAGCAGCGGGAAGAGTTGCAGAGCCAGCCGTAGTTACGAAAGAAGATCTGTAGCGAGCCATCAGATATTAGTTTAGACGATAGGGAGATCTCAAAACCCAGAGATTTGGGCCTGGAACTACAGGAGGGACAAATGAAGTTCCAATCCAGTCCGTGGTTGAGACAGCAAGATCATCTAGGTAAATGGTGTAAGGAGTTGTAGGGAAGGAGTTCATCGACCCAAAGGCCATGCTTGCTGTTCCTGCCCCTGTGTTTAGTCCAGTTGCATTCCAGGTATCGGTAGGAGCACCCGTCGAATCAGGGGTTGCATACCATCTAACTTCTATTTGTCCTACCGATGTGTCTGCCCTCATTCTCATTTCTACGCGAGTCCATTGAGAAACAGGAAAATCTACAGAACCCTGAGTAGCTGCAAGTCCAGTATGCCACCTAGGTCGTCCTGAGGTCTGGACTTCAAAAGCTCCATGATTTACTCCTCCTGCGTCTAGATACTGATGAGTTCTTAGATTCGCTCCCGTAGGCCACGCAGGAATCCAGAGATAATATCTGATCCAGAGATCAGCAGTAATTCCTCCAAATCCAGTCCAGTTTACTCCTAGTCCAGCAGTAGCATCTGTGATTGCAACTGCCAGTCCTCCGTGCATTTTCTGAGCAGCAGTAAACGTGGGGTTTCCAGGAGTGTTATCAAAGGCATTGCCGCTAGCGCCTCCGGAATTGGCTCCAGAGATAATTACTCCATCGGTTCCGCCTTCAAAAGTATTGGAAAGAGGTGGAGAACTCATGGGCCTATTTTAGACTATGTAATCCGGAAAAATCTGATGGATTTATCGGCGGTTACATAAGTAACTCCCAAAATTGATCCATCTGACTGAATCCATCTAGTGGCTGAAGTGTTCTCGAAGCTGCCTACGAAAGGACCTAAGACATAGCGATACCAGTTGTCTCCATTGTCATCAGATCTAAGTACCAAAACCTTGCCAGCGTCTGTCCCTCGACCCTCTCCATACATATAGAGTCTTCCTGTTTGGGTTGACTCTCTTAGGATCGTAACTTCATTCCCTACTAGCTGCATAGTTGTGGGATCAGACTCAGAAATTTTACCAAGCATAAAAGGACTCAATCTTTTATCAATAGATTTGGTAGCAAGATTAAATCTTGCATAAGGAGTGTGAAACGTAGGTCTAGATGCGCCTCCAGAGGAATAATAATTATGAATCTTCCCATTGTTATATACAGCGCTATAAATCTGATTCCAGTTCCAGTTTCCGTCATAAACCATTGTTGGATCATTCCAATCGAGAAATTCTGCTTGATTTGTAATGTCAACAATCTGGAATCCAGAATTACTAGCAGTTCCTGCATCGTCCTGAGTTATTGCAGTTCCTCCGTCCATAGCAGGAAATTCAACAACAGGATTTCCACTTGCACCAATCCATGTAACGCCATTATCCTGTGAATAAACCATGTGAATGTCGTAATATCCTTGCGGAAACTTGTGAGTTAGAATTCCAGAATGATCTATTTTCCCACTAGTCTCTGTGGTCCAGGTGGCAATAATAGTCCCATCATGAGCAACATCAATCCAGGGATAAGTAGCTGGAGCATGAAGTGCGGTTTCCTGTCTATCAAAAAATAGTTTGGAATATACTCTATTTCCGTTTGTATCAAACGCACAAAGAGATGGTGAGTTGAATCCAATAGCCCAGTTAAAGATCCAGAACCATCCTCTTCCTTGGTCATATGTAACTGAGAATTTCCCTGATGCCTCCTGATTCAATAGTTTGGGATAACCTGAAACCAGGTTATAGGAAGGTGGAGAAAACTTATACATACGCCAAACCCTATTAGTATTTGAGGGAGGATAGTGTGAAGCGAAAACATAAATATTGTTAGCTGCATCAGTCTCAACGGCAGGTGCCCAGGTATTGGCAGGCATTCCCTGTGCCTGAGAATCAAACATGGTAGACCAAACTGCTCCGTTGTAATGCCCTCCGCCATCTACGGTTACAGATCTACGGAGCCTCCAGAATCCCACATATCCAGTAGGAGCATTTACATTTGAATAGTTGTTATAAACAACAAAGATTCCATTGTCATTCTGAACAACCTTCTGACTAGAGCTATTGAAAAGAGCGTATCCTGGGGTGTCTCCACCAAGTCCTGCATCAACAGTAGTCATAGCGATTGTTCCTGTTGGATTAAAAGATCCAGGAGGAGTAGGCACCCAGGTATTAGTTCCAGGAGGATTGTTCGGGCTTGTAGTTTTAAGCGTTACCACATCATCAATAATAGGGGAACTATCTGAAACGACTAAAGATAAAGGATTTCCTGAATGAGGTTTTGGAGGATGAGGAGGTTTTGCAAAAGCATTGCTTGTAGAAATTCCTGGTATAAATGCTCCTCCCATAATTAATCCTAACCTCTTTAGAAAAGAGGGTCGATCAATCATCGTCCCTTACGCCTTTTCTAAGCTCTTTAAGACTTTCACCCATGGATCTGCCAATCTCAGGAAGTCGCTTAGCTCCGAATAGTAAAAGAGCCAAAAAAAACAATAGAACAAGTTCCCAAGGTCCTACCCCTATAGGCATTATCCAATAGTGACTGTCCACGTCACCTGAAGCGTGTCAGATGCCCCCTTATTAATTGCTGTGAAAGTAGCTCGGGCTAGCATGGTTCCTGCGGCACCAGCATTAAAAATACCGGCCTCAGCAATTGCTGAGTTAGTCGCATCACCAGCAGCCCAGTTACCTACATAGGTGACAACGTTAGTTGCGTCAGTTCTGGAAGTGAGAGCGTTTCTATCAATCTCTGTGCCGAGAGCAGTATCGCCAGCAGCAGGAGCGCCCGTGCCCGTGCCAAGAGCCATATGGGACATAGCGCCCTGGCCCGGGGCCGAGGAAAGCTGATCGGCAATGTGATTCTTACCCGCTGTTACAACGAGGTTAGATACCCTGGTTTCTTTGATTTCTCCCTTAGCATTGCGGAGAACGAGCTTTACTTCGCCCTTAATTCCAAGTGAATCCTTCACATTTCATATTTTAGATTCAGGAATTATTTAGGTGAGTAGTCATTGATCCTAGGTCTAGGTTGCACTTAAACACCTTGCCAGTAGGACTAAAGACTAAAAAGGTTCCTATTCCAGATCCACTATTAAAAGCATTCTGGTATGGATAAATGTTGTAGTTCTTGCTTGCGGCAAGCGCTCTAATCGTTGAAAGTTCTCCAGAAGTAGCCATTACCTAAGGTTAGACTTGTTAGACCAAGGACCATAAATACCCAATCTCTTTCTAGATTTTTCCATCCATCGAAGCCTTTCATCAATATCATCATGAAGGTCCTGGTTATGGGCCTGTTTCTTCAGGGCGTTATTGATTGTGGCTTCTTTGATAGCCTCGCGGATATCGCCTTCTTGACGTCTAACAACCCCAACCAAATCCAATGAAAGAGGCAGAGGACCATCAAGAGTTCTCCAATGAACACAAGTAAGAGGCTCAAGACCAGGAGCGGCAGGATAACGTACTGCATAATAAACGTACTGGCCGTCAGGGTCATAGAGTTTGTCCAGAAAGAGATCCGGGTCTAAGTGGTGCAAAGCTTGCTGGACTTCCTTTTCCTGCTGTAGCACGATACCATTCTACAGTTTTAGCCAATCCTTCGTCAAGAGCAGTGGGACAGCGGTAGTCAGTAATCAGTCTTCGGCGCATAATTCCGTCAATTCCTCTGGGTTCGATCATGGCAATCCCAGATTTATGTCCTGTCTGACGAATTATCTCGTTAGCAAGATCTAGAACTGAGGTTTCCGTGCCAGAAGACACGTTTTTAGTCGTATTATCGGTGTCGGTGGAAGTAATTACGTCAATTACATCATCAATATAAGTGTAATCACGGGTTTGAGTGCCTGGCTTGATGACTTCAAGCGGTTTATTGTCAATTGCGGCCTCAATAAACTTACCAATCACACCGCAGTAGGGATTTTCGGTGGTTTGGCCGGGGCCATAGACGTTTGAAAGCCTCAAAATCTTGTAATCGCAGCCAGAATTGCGAATAAAGTGCTCACCGGCGAGCTTTGCCACCGCATAATCCGTCTGTGGCTTGATATCTGCGTCCACAGGCGTCGGAATTCTCTCAGAAGCACCGTAAACAGATGCTGTAGAGGTAAAAACAAGAGGAATTCCTTGCTCCATAGCCCAGAAACCAGCCAATTTAGCTCCCCAAGCGTTCGTCATGAGGTTTTCCTGAGGGTTTTCTAGAGCTTCTTCTTGGTTTACACAAGCAAGATGATAAATAATATCTACTTCTGGGGGAACAGCAAGGAAGTCCCAGGCCTTTCCGATCTTCAGATCATAGTAAAAAACATAATGACCGTCCTTTTTAAGACGAGCACATAGGTTTTTCCCAATGAATCCCTCGCTTCCAGTGACAAGTATTCTCATAGCGTTAGGAAAAACCCTCCCTTATTTCCGTGGTCATATTGACAGCCCCACTGTCCCTCATCCGTTTGCTCGGGCCAGATAGTAGTATTGATGATGTGCCCAAGAGACATATCCAAATCTGCGTGGATTTTAAACCCGGCTTTCTGCGCCCTACGACAAAAATCAAGATCTTCCCCCCACATACCAATGCCAAGCCTAAACCATGGCGGCTCCAGTTTTTCCATTACACGACGGCGTACAATCATACCAGCACTTCCGGCTCCGTCTACCTCGATCAAACCTCCTTTTGGGAAGGCGTTGAGATTTATGGGGCAAAGGAAGGTATTGTCGTTCTCCTCATAAGCGTACTTGGAATAATCAACTCCTGGCTCAGCGACACCGTACTTGTAAAGAACAGGCGTAGGCGGGAAGTCCCGCTTAAAACAAACCGGAACGATGATGTCTAGATCGTCCTTATACATGCTTGTAAGCAGTTTTAAGACGATATTAGGGGGGAAGTTATGGTCATCCCCCATAAACATGATCCAATCCTCCTCAGGCCTCATAGAGGCGGTAGCCCGATTGCAGCTATCCGTTACATAGCAGCCAGTATGAAACCCATACCTAGAGCCTGTAGGAAGAATCATTGCCATACAAGCGGCCTGAAAGACCGTGTATCGAGCACTTTCGTTGGCGAGAATTGCCACCATCCCTCCAGGAAGCTTCTCCTGAAGCTCTCTGATTAGCGGTGTATTAGGGTCAAACTCATAGTTCCTGGGAGGTAGTGCGGCTACCTCATGCGGAATGGTCTTAGTTGGATTGGGCTTCTTAGGGCTTCTTGGCATTCAGGTATGATACCCAATCGTTCATAGCCTCTCGGGTTCCTTCCTTCATGCGATCCCAAAGCTGTCCCGGATGACGCATATCCCAAAGAAATTCCTTCCAAGCATTAATGTCAGTCCAGGGATTCATTAGCCTCCCTTGGCTACGTTGGTCTTTTTCTGGCCTGGGCCACTCTGATTGCCCAAATGCTCCTTGACCCCTGCCTTTCCTGCCTTGCCACCAGCCAATTGCTTAGCCACATGGCGAATGGTATTGGCGTGATCTTCGTAGTCCGAATGAATGGCGTCAGCAATTCGATGAAGCATATGAACATGCTCAGCAGTCTTGCTGCCCTTCGCAGGAGTGGATTCCGTTCTTCCGGAGCCTGTATACATGCTCTTAACAGCCATCTAGAGATATTGTATAGGCAGTTATTACGCGGCCTGGTTAAGACCCTGCATTCTGACGAGGGCGTTAGGCTGATGGATACCCATCTGGAGGAAGTCCACAAGCCAAGCCTCTACCGGCAGAGAGCGGTTAAACCTTCGGAACCTATTGCCATCCATATCATCCCATGAAGGCCCGTTACCAAAACCGTAGAGAGTAATGGCGCTCTTATTGATTCCGTAAAGTTCACCAGGAGCGATATCGAATTCAGGGATTAGCGGAGTGCCGCGATAATCAATCCCCTCCCAACCCGTATCCAGGCGAGTAATCTTCGGCTGCCAGCGGAACTGAGAAACCAGACCCTGGCCGAACTTATCAATTGCAGCCGGATCACCGATCCAGAAGTCCGGGGCTTTGCCCGAAGCCTGCATAACTCGACGGAAAGAACCATCAAGAATTGACATCGAAAGGTCAGCAGCAGTTGAGCCACCGCGCCCGTCAATCGATCTAAACCCGACCACTGTACCGAGGTCAATACCTTCAAACGTACCCGTGGTAGCAAATGGCTGCTTCAGCCCCTGGGTCGCATTACCGAAAGTTCCTTCGATATAGACCGCAGACCCCGTAGTAGCAGTAACGTTTGCATCCAGAGTCACCGAGGTAGAAGTTGCGGAGACAATCGTTCTAGAGGCAGAAACCGAAGTACCACCAGTCTGGAAGATATCCACAATGCGGCCCGGATACAGAGGGTAATAGTTAGCCGTAGTACCAAGGACAACGAGAGTGGTGTTGGTCGTAGCAGAAGTTACCGGCCCGGCGAGAAGTCCAGTACCATCGCCCACCAGCATCTCGTTCTCAACTCGGCTCAGGCCAACCTCAGCTTGCTCCATGTGGAGTTTAAGCGCAGAACCCGCAGCAACAAAGTTATTTCCTTCAGCCGCCTTAATAAGGTCAACTGAAAGCTCAATAGCGTGGGTGACACGCGCCATCGTAATGAAGGCTGCTTTGTCATCCAACTGCCTAGCGACGTTAAGCGTACCCGTCTGTGCAATTCCGCCCGTACCCTGCTTAGGAGTAAGAAGCAGCGGGACACGAACCTGAAGACCACGGAAGTTCTCCCTCCGTGTATTTCGCTTCAACTCATCAGAAAGAACAGTCCTCTTCGGAAAGGACTCCTGAAGAGGGGCAATCATATCCGTAAGGAAGTTGCTTAGTGAGGTAGTAGTCTCGGCGGTCACTCATTGAATAATAGAAGCCTGCTAATTAAAATCTGACGTAAGTTGGTAAATGCTCTTAATCATTGCCACAGGGATAGTTATAGCCATTCCTACGTCGCCATTATCTTCCTCAGATCCATCACCCTTGCTCATAGTGACAGTTAGATATTCACCATCATCCTTAAAGACCCAACCTACTGTTTCAATCTCTACATGCCCTGTAGTTAGCTTATCCAATTCTTCCTTGGTATACCAGGGCTGCTCGCAGTGAGAAAAGCAATCTCGCCAGTGAACTCTTACCAATTTTCCTACGGGCTGTGGCTCGATCATCAGTGCTTCAGCCTAGCACATGTGAGGGAGCAGAAGCGGCGCTTGTGCCAGTTGGGAATAGACTCGTTTTTTCTCTTCTGCATATCCCGAGAACACCTTGCGCAAGGACGGGCTAAAGACTCATATCGGGTATAGGATGGCATCTTTACAAATTGTGTTATGTTCTTTCAGCAGCATGGTTCACTGCCTCAATTCCTTGCACAAAGTCGTTTTCGCATTTCCGAGTGCAAAAACCCAATTCTATTTTCTGACCTGACAACGTTTGGAAAGGGTGCTGGTGCAGTGGGACAGAGGTTCCGCAGCGGGCGCATTGTCCCTCTGGCATAAACACGGCGAGGTAGTCAATCTCTTTATCCATGCGGCAAAACCACTATAGCACAGCGGTTTTATACCCCCCAGAATTTGTAGCGGGTAGGACTCACTACGTTCGTCCCGTGGGCAAAAATCCCAGCCCCCTAAATTTCTTTTGACATATTGGAATTGCCAGGGATAAAAGCCGCTGCAATTACCCCCGGCTTTTCCGCTTGCGTGATGGTGATTGTTGGCCCGCCATTACAGCGGGGATTGCATCACTTACCGCCGCCTTTCTTTGGGCATAGCCTCGCGCACTTAGCGCATAGGGAATACAGTGAGCCTTTGGGATTGCCGCACTTGGGACAGAAGCTAAACACGACCGCGAATCTCCGCATCCATTCGGGCCTGCTTGCACCGCTCGCAACTGCAAACCGCTACTTCCCTGCGCACCGCAATAGCCCTTTCCTCTGGGCTAAGCTTGGCCCAGTCTTCCTCGTTATACCCTGCCGTGATACCTCCCGCGCTCCACCGCAGAAGTCTAGCCGCGTATTCCGCTCTCGCTGCGCTTAGCATGATTCCGCCAAGCGAACCTTCGCTCGTTCGGCATTAACTTTCCGCTCGAAAGCTGCGACCTCATTCGGGGTTTCCAGCTTTGCTTTTGCGTAGGCAATTTCTCTACCCCTTTGGAGAAAGCCATATCGGACAGAGCCAACAGTAGGCGCAGGCTCTTTACTAGATGAGTAGTTCATTCCCGCGATCCTTTCCTTGTCGGTTGAGAAGGGGAGGGATGGCGACACCTCCCCCGCTCTCGGCTAGCAAGTGCCCCTATTCGTCCTCAGGAGCCTCGCTCTCGTCATCCCCGCTCTCGGTAGGGGCAAGCTCCATCCCTACGCTCAGAGGGACGTACAGCCTCCAGAGGTAACGTGTACCTTCGGACGGCTTGATGACCTTCTTGTTTTCGTCAAGCTTCTCGCCGACGCCGTTGTCATCGACTCTCACCCGAACTGTCACTCCTAGCTTTTCCATGACAGCCTTTGAGTAACGGCGACCCTCCGCCTGAGCAGCGGTGTCTTTGACGAAAAGATGATCTTCCGGCCCATAAGCCGCAGGGCGAAAGTCATCGTCCATTTCTTCGATGGGACACTCGCGGAAGCATTGAACGAAATAGTCCACCGCTTCTGCGTCCACCGGGATGGCTTTCCGTCCTACGTTCGACGGCGGAAGGATTGTCTTTGTGATCTTCATTTTCACGGTATTTCCTTTCCTTGGATATTGACTAGAGATTGCTTCCCCGCGCTTGGCGCTCCCGCGCTCGGCTCAAAAGGGAAACTTCTAATAGCGGCTGACGAGCTATGTCCTAGGGACATTATTCCACGTCCGAAGGGTTCTAAACGTAACAAACGGACGAGTTTGCAAAAACTCCTGCAATCCTTACATTCTCTCTTTCAACCGATAAACAAAGGTCAATTCCCCTACTTCAATCTTCATCACCACTTGAAAAGAGGAATTGCCCTTTACCACGGATAGAAGAACGGATAGCACATTAATAATTAACAGAGATTGTCTCCACTGTTTCTCTCTGTTCTTACCCTCTCTGAGTCCTCTGCGAGGCTTCCCTAGCACATAAGGGGCGAAGGTAGAAGGAGCCGAGGGCAATAAACGGCTATGTCCGCTCGCCGTCTATATTAGGATGGCCGAGGGAAACGAGGCCATCTATATGTATTAAGTAAGTAGTAGTTCTTAAGGTGTTTTTGTATGTTTCCAGGACTCGGGAAAAGCTCCTATTTGAACTAACTCGTTGTAGAGAGCTTTAGCTTGGTGGACATACGTTCCATAATCATGGTAGTTCCAAAGCGCTCTACCAATAAGCTGCATTTCTTCATCAGAGAGAGTCAATGTAAATTGCTTAACCTTCTCAGGCTTAGGCGGCTCAACCATCTCTACTTTAAGTTCAACTGGTGCCATTTGAATACTCCTCGTAATAGATATTTACCAACTCATCATGACCAAGCTCAGCGGCTTCTCGACTGTCATACCGAACTCCCTTAAGCTCAGTCCAGTTCGTTACCTTCCCATCAGCATCGCATTCAAAGACCATACTCTCATAGCCTCCTGGATCACTGAGGGACAGCCCACCTCTCTCGGCGGCAATCTCATCTTCATCTAGTCCTATTTGTTTAGCGTGTTTAACAATCATCAGATCTAGAAGCTTAAGTTCCATAGTTCTCTGAATAGTGCTAACTACATACTTCCCCCCTATCAAGGTTCTCTTAACCTGATCTGGGTTCTCTGATGGCATTTGTTTAATTTCCATCTGCAATAGCTCTATCCCTGGCAGCCTCAAACCACTTCTTAGCACCAGCGGCACCAAGATGCTTCATATCCCTGTCGTTGTAATTCACGACTGCATTTGTATGAGCTTGAAGTTGACTTACTTTGTCAAAGCCATTCTTATACCTAAGATCCTCAGGAATTTCCTGATAGAGATACTTAATCGCATCCTTAGTCTCTTGAGGACTACCAGCCTTAGGATACCTTGCAACCTCAAAGGTATCTCCGACCTTAATTACCTCCTTATTAATCGAGCAGCTAGCGCCTGAGTTAGGGCCACTCTCTATCTGGATATCTAGATGCTCTTCGATTACCTCTGGTGTTTCATCAAACCAGTAAGGCAGGTGTTGTTTCTTAACCGTAATCGTCTTTGTATCTCCGGAGTTAAGGCTGACAAGCCCTACTGCACAGCCCATCTCCTTCGGGTTAGGGCTATTACCTTCAAAGTCCTTCTCATGCAGCAAATTGCATACCCACTTACCAGCCTC